GCAGAACGAGACGACGGGGGCTTTTCTTTTCGCGCCAACCCAATGGGAGCGCGCATCAATGGCAAATCCAAGTCCCAAGCCCGGTCCGGGCAGGCCGAAGGGTTCGGTTAATAAATTAACAAAGGATATCAAAGAGGCAGTGATTGCCGCCTTTGATAAAGCTGGCGGGATCGAATACCTCGTCACGCAATCCCGAGAGAACCCGCAGGCTTTCATGTCGCTGATCGGTCGGATTATCCCGACTCAGTTGAACGGAAAGCTCGACGGCAAACTCAAGGTGATTGTCGAGACGGGCGTTCCGCGTGACTGAGGAGCGGGTTTCTACCGGGTACGTCGCCCGTCCCCAATTCGTTCCACTTCACAAACGCAAAGCACGATGGGCCGCGCTGGTCTGCCATCGAAGGGCGGGCAAGACGGTCGCCACGCTAAACGACCTGATCGACCACGCGCTGCGCTGCGATAAGCCCGACCCGAGATTTGCCTACCTTGCGCCGACGTATCAACAGGCCAAGGATGTGGCGTGGACCTACCTAACGCGGTTCACGGCGAACGTTCCTGGTGTTCAATACCAGATAGCCGAACTACGCGTAGACTTCCCGCATAACGGGGCGCGCATCAGATTGTACGGGGCCGAGAATTATGATCGCCTTCGCGGTCTCTATCTCGACGGCATTGTTATCGATGAATTCGGGGATATCGACCCCCGCGCGTGGACCGAGGTTATTCGCCCTGCGTTGAGCGACCGTCAGGGATGGGCGACGTTCATCGGCACGCCGAAGGGCCGTAACCACTTCGCGCAGGTGTGGGACGACGCGGGAACCGATCCGGCATGGTTCCGCATGATGCTCAAGGCAAGCGAGACGGGGATTATCGACAAGGCCGAATTGGATGATGCTCGCCGGGGCATGACCGAGGACGCCTATAACCAAGAATACGAATGCAGCTTCGACGCGGCGACAATCGGTGCCTACTACGGCAAGGACATGGCGCTGGCGGAATCGGACAAGCGGATTTGCTCTGTACCGTATGACCGTACAGCCCCCGTCGTCACCGCGTGGGACCTGGGAATGGACGACAGCACGGCGATTTGGTTCGCGCAGGTTGTCGGCAAGGAAATTCGGATTATTGACTATTACGAAGCCTCCGGTGAGGCGTTGTCGCACTACGCTGACGTTCTGAAGTCCAAGCCCTACAGCTACGGCGAACACTTCCTGCCGCACGACGTTGAGGTGAAGGAATTGGGGTCGGGCCGCACGCGGTCTGAAACCCTTATGTCCCTTGGCGTCAAACCATCGCCGGGCCGTCCGCGCGATCCCGAGGACCGTATCAACGCGGTTCGGATGATCCTCTCGCGGTGCTGGTTCGATCACATCAAGACAAAGCGCGGGATCGAGTGCCTCCGGAACTATCGAAGGGACTGGGACGAGAAAACCAAATCGTTCCGCACGAAGCCTAAACACGACTGGTCTAGCCACGCGGCGGACGCCTTCGGTGAACTCGCCTTCGGGCTGAGAACCGAGAAGCCCAAGTCGTGGGGCCAGCCTTCAACTAAGTGGGTCGTATGAGCATTGAATTCTATCGGCGGCTTAAAGAGGCCGAGGCGAAGATCGTCGCGCTGACCGAACGGGTGGCGAAGCTGGAAGCGGTGCCGGAAAAGCGCCCGGTTCTGAAGCTTAAGGACAAGACCGCCTAATGGACTATTTCGACCCGCTCCGTGGCGAGGATACTCGCGCCATTCTCGACGAGGTGTTCGAGTTGGCCGCGCACGCGCCGCACACGGGCGACCGGATGAAGTCGAATCAGCGTCGCCGCGACTTGTATCACGCGCTGGCGGCGCGGGTGTGCGCGGCAAGGAATTCCGTTGATGGCCGATAAACGCGACATGATGGACGAGACCGAACTCAAGGCCATCGTCGCGTCCGAATTGCGTTCGGCGCTAGGTTACATGGGTTCCCAGGTTTCCGAAGAGCGTTCGGAGAACTGGGATCGGTACTTCGCCAAGCCTTACGGCAACGAGCGCGACGGGTATTCGCAGGTTATCTCGACCGACGTTATGGATACGGTCGAATGGATCATGCCTTCCCTGATGCGGATATTCGCATCGGGCGACGAGTGCGTTCGGTTCGAGCCGGTCGGCCCCGAGGACGAGGAAGCCGCGAAACAGGCGACCGATTACGTCAATCACGTTTTCAACAAAGACAATCCGGGCGTCCTGATACTTCATTCGTGGTTCAAGGACGCTCTCGTTGCGAAGAATGGCTTCGTCAAGTTCTGGTGGGACGAAAGCGAGGACTGGAAGCGCGAGGCGTATCACGGGCTTTCGGACGACGGGTTCGCCATTCTGTTGCAGGACCCCGACGTTGAGCCGGTCGAGCATACGGCGGTTGAAAGCCAGGCCATCGATCCGGCCACGGGCCAGATTGTCGCCGTGTCGCTACACGATGTTGTGGTTCGCCGGAAGCGCACGAAGGGCCGCGTGTGTATCGAGCCGGTCCCGCCCGAGGAATTCCTGATCGACCGCGAAGCCAAGACGATTGAGGACGCGCGGTTCGTCGGTCATCGCAAGCGGTACACGGTTTCCGCCCTTCGTGAAGAAGGCGTCCCGCAGGACGTTATCGACCGCCTGCCGAAGGGCGACGAGGGGCTTCTGACGAGCGAAGAGGCCATCGCCCGCGCGAATAACGATCAGGACGTATTCGGCACGGACACCGATAGCGTTGCGAATGAGGCAATGCGCCAAGTGTGGGTGACGGAAGCCTACATGCGGGTTGACTACGACGGCGACGGCATCGCGGAGATGCGTAAAATCCGCGTCGCTGGTCCTAACTCGGAAATCCTCGAAAACGACGCGTGGGAAGGCATGGTCCCGTTCGCGGACCTCACGCCCATTCCCATCCCCCACAAGTTCATCGGCTTCGCGGTTGCCGATCTTGTAAAAGACCTTCAGCTAATCAAGACGACGGTTCTCCGGCAGTATCTCGACGGCCTCTACATCGCGAACAACCCGCGGATGGAGGTTAAGCAGGACCAGATCGTAGACCCCGGCGAGGTCACGAACTCGAAAGCCGGCGGCATCGTCCGCACGACGGGCATGGGGCCGGCGCTTATTCCGATCCAGACCGCTTTCGCTGGTGCCGCTGCCCTACAGGGGCTCGAATACGTCGATACGCTCCGCGAGAACCGCACGGGCGTCACACGTTACAATCAGGGCATTGACGCCAACTCGCTGAACAAGACGGCGACCGGCGTAAACCAGATCATGACGGCGGCGCAACAGCGCATTGAACTTATCGCGCGCGTGTTTGCCGAGACGGGCGTAAAGCGTCTGTTCCGTGGCCTGCTGGAACTTGTCTGCCGCTATCAGGACAAGGAACGGATGATCCGCCTTCGCGGAAAGTGGGTTCCGATGGACCCGCGCGCGTGGCGGAATGAATTCGACGTTACGGTTACGGTCGGGCTTGGCAACGGCAACCGCGACATGATGGCGGCGCAGATTCAGCAGTTGATGGGCCTCCAGTTCCAGGCGGTCCAGTTCCAAGGCGGGATCAACGGCCCGTTTGTCACGGGCGAAAACCTCTATAATTCCGCCGAGAAATGGGTGCAGGCGATCGGGCTAAAGACGGTCGAGCCGTACTTCACCGATCCCTCAACCGCGCCTCCGCAGCCTCCGCGCCCGGACCCTGAGATGGTCAAGGCGCAGGGCCAGATGCAGCTTGAGGCGCAGAAGGCTCAGATGCAGTTCCAGCTAAAGCAGCAGGAGGCGCAGCAGAAGGCCCAGATCGAGATTGTTCAGGCGCAGGCCGATATCGAGGTCATGCGGCAGAAGATGGCCGCCGAAATCGAACTAAAGCGGCAGGAAGCGGCAGTCACCCTCGAACTCGAAAAGCAGAGGGCTGGCGTCGAGCTTCAGTTGAAGGCCGAAGATGTTGCAATGCGAGCGGAAGACCGCCGCGTTGCCCAGCAGACGGCGCAGAAGCCAGCCGCCGTGGTCAAGTATGACGGCGTAGACGAGAAAATGAACGCGCTTCAGGAAAGCGTGTCGAGCCAGCTTAACGCGGTATCCGACAAGCTGGCGCGTGCCGTCGAGACATTGGCGCAGGCCCACGCTGAAAACGCTGCCGTAGCGCGTGCCCCGCGTCGCGTCGTTCGTGACGAGAAGGGCCGCGCGGTCGGTACTGAAGTCCTCGCCTGATGGCTAGCGGAACGGGAACGGCGACGCTTTCGTTCGGGGCTGCACCCGGGACGAACGTGGCGACAGTGACGGTCGGCGGGCAAGCGGGAATCACGCCATCCACGCACATCGAGGCTTGGATGATGGGCGACACGACCGCAGACCATAACGCCTACGAGCATATGATCGCGCCGTTCGTCGTGCGGTGCGGGTCAATCGTGAACGGGACGAGTTTTGAAATCATGGCATCGAGTGAATACCGCGTGAGCGGGGATTTCACCGTGCATTGGGTTTGGAGCAATTAAGAAATGGCCGGTTTTCGTATCGAAGGAAACACGTCGGGCAACGTGGCGGAGATCGACTCCTCCAACCGGCTGAAGGTGTCGGA